TGATATGTTTCAAATGCTTAGCTCTCCCGATATTCAGACCAAGCAAATGACAGCTCGGGAAGTTGCTGAGCGTGTGCGTGAGAAGCTTGTTTTGTTTAGCCCACTGTTTGCGCGTATGGTTCAGGAAAAGCTCAACCCCATGCTTGAGCGCGTTTTTAATATCATGCTGCGTCAGGGTAAGTTTGGAGATGTTCCTCCAGAGTTAGCTGCTGGTGCTGAATACGAGATTGCTTACACCTCGAAGATCGCTCTCGCACTCAAGGCTGCTAATGACGCTGCACTGCTCGAGGTTGTCGATATCGCTGCTTTAGTTGCCCCATACGATAGCTCTGTCACGATGGTGATCAAATGGCGCGAAGCTTTCCGCAAGGTTGCACTTAATCGCGGTATGAATGTGGAAGACATGCGTACCGATAAAGAAATTGATGACATGGTTGCGAAGGCGCAGGCAGAGCGTGAAGCTCAACAAAGCGCCCAGATGATGGAACAGGCGGCTGGAGCTGTACAAAAGCTCGGGCCAAATGCTCAGGCTGCTGCACTTAAACAATTCGGCGTTCAAGGATGACGAAACAAAACAGGGAGGCTGATAATAAAGTGCTGGAAAGGAAACAGCGCGACGAACAACTGCGTCTAGACTACAAGTTGTTCTTTCAATCTGATCGCGGCAAAAAGATTATGGACGATTTAAAGCAACGCTTTGGTTGGACTGGAGAGATCGAGCGTGCTTCTGCCGTGGTTGGTATGCGAAACGAAGAGGTCTGGCTGCGCGAAGGCATGAAGCAGCCGATCCGACATATTTTGTCTATGATGACATTAGGAGAAGATACGCAACCCAAGGCAACAGAAGCACAACATGAATAAAATACAGTTCGAGCAGATCGGAACCATGCTGTTTCGTAATAAGGAACAGATCGGAACCTGTATCAACGGCAGCGTTGATTATGTAAAGGGCATGGAGAAATACCGTGTCCCCGTAGGTAAATGGCTAAAAAGTCAGAAACCTACTAACGTTGGCCCATATGATGAAGAAACTGATGACGACGAAGAAACAAATCCTATGGAAGATAACGCAGTTAAATCGCCAGCAACCCTAAATGATAAACCCTATTGTGACCCAGTGTTAGGTTGGATTCGTGCATAAATTTTTATGAAAAACTTTTTTAAACTCTATGAATTTTTCTCTATTCCGTTTGCCCTCATGGCAGATGGGAACGGTAGCGGTGGTGGTAGTCCCACTACTTCTGGTTCAGGTCTTGGCGGTATTGCTACTAGTGGCGCTACCGCTGCTGGTGCTGCTAACAGCTCGGCTGATCCTGCTGCTACTCCGACCACCCCTGCGGCTGCTGTGCCATCTGCTGACTTCCGCACCTACGTCAACGCAGACGGTACAATTGCAAACCCTGATGGCTTCTTTGGCAATGAGTCCACGCACTTATCGAAGCGCTTTACTTCCTCGCAGGCACTCGCAAAGTCCTACGTCTCGCTCGAGCGTCAGCTCAGCAACAGCAACAAAGTCGCGGTTCCAAATGAGAACAGCACTGACGAAGAATGGAATGCGTTCTTTTCCAAGGCTGGGCGACCGGACAAACCAGAGGGATATGAATTAGTCGCTCCAGAGGGTGTGGCAAAGCAGGTCTGGAACGAACAAGAGGTAAAAGACTTCAGTGGGCTTGCCCACAAACTGGGCCTGAGCAAGAAATCAGCTAATGCATTGGTGTCATGGCAGGCTGAACGTCTTGGCAAAGCATACGAGGCTCAAACCCAGATGGCAGAGCAGGCCAAGATTCAGACTGTTGACTCGCTCAAAAAAGAATGGGGTGGCGATTTTGACAAAAACGTCGAGTTAGCCAAAAAAGCAGCACAAACATTTGGTGGCGATGAACTTCTGAATCATCCGCTATCAAATGATCCTGCTTTTATTAAGGCAATGGCTAAAGCTGGTGCGTCTATCTCTGAAGACAAACTGGCCGGTGGCAGAGGCTCTGCAAATGCGGCTTCTGATCCCTCTTCTGTGCGCGAAGAGATTGGCCAGATCATGTCTGATCGAAGCAATCCGTATTGGTTGCCAAAGCATCCAAATCATGCTTTAGCAGTATCTCAGGTTAAACGGCTCTACGAAAAATTACATCCTGCGAGCTAATTAATAACTGAAGCAGTTAGCTAAATTAAGCCCTCCGTCACTGGGGGGCTTTTTTGCTTGCATGTGTCTGAATGTAAATACATACGGAAAACGTAGCGAGATGACTGGGAACGCGAAAGCGCCATGATGTCTGCTACCTCTTACGGCAGTGCCTCATTTCGAGGGAACACGGAACGCCGCTGGGTAATACTCATACAACTTAGGAGACATTATTATGTCATTTCAGATTACTACCGCTTTTGTTGAGCAGTACTCGGCGAACGTCGAGCATCTCGCACAGCAAATGGAAAGCCGTTTCGACGGCAAGATTCGTGAGGAATCGCAAACCGGCAAGACGAAATTCTTCGAGCAACTCGGAGCTACGACTGCTGTTAAACGCACTTCCCGCCATGGCGACACTCCTCGTGTCGATTCTAACCACCAACGCCGCGCCAGCTACTTGAACGATTACGATTGGGCCGACCTCATCGACAGTCTTGATGACGTTAAGATGCTCATCGATCCAAAATCGTCTTATAGCCAGTCTGCTGCTATGGCGATGAACCGCGCCAAAGACCAAGAGGTTATTGCTGCGGCTACGGGCGATGCTTATGCTGATGTTGGCGGCGGCTCGGGCGCTGTCTCGGCTGTTGCTCTGCCTTCTGCTCAGAAGGTTGCTGTCGATTATGTCGCCAGTGGCGCTGCTGCCAACTCTGGCCTGACCCTTGCTAAACTCATTAAGTCGAAAGACATTCTGGGCAAAGCTGAAGTACCTGCTGGCACGCAAATCTATTTTGCGTATAGCCAACAGCAGCTCACCGACCTGCTCACCAACGTCTCGCAAGTGTCCAGCTCGGACTTCGCTGCGGTCAAGGCGCTTGTTGACGGAGAGGTTAGCTACTTCATGGGCTACGAGTTCATCAAGACGGAACTGTTGTCGCTTGCTGCCACCGACTACCGCACCTGCTTTGCTTACGCGAAGACTGGTTTGCTGCGCTCGATGGGTCAGGCTCCTTCTGGTTCTATCGATAAACGCCCTGATAAAAACAATGCTTATCAGGTTTACTTCAACGGTTCCTTCGGCGCTGCGCGTATGCAGGAAAAGTTTGTGGTTCAAGTCCTCTGCGACGAGTCCCCTTAATCCTCAACTAGGAATATATCAACATGGCTACATTTAATTCAACTCGTTATACGGCTTCGGTCGGTTCTGCTGGCTCTTCGCCTGCATCTACCTACCCGCTTGCCAAGTATGTGGATTCCCCTGTCTATACGGCAGAAATCCCTTACACCCTCGTTGGCACTGAGGCCGCTGATGACATCATCAACATCATTAAGCTTCGTGCTGGTGATGTAGTGATTCCATCAATGTGCCGCATCGTCAATGAAGACATTGGCACGGCACTTACGCTGGACATTGGTTTTGCTAGCAATGATGACGCTCTTCTCGACGGTGGTGCTTTAGGCACTAGCGCTGGGGATTTCATCTTCACTGCGGCGACCTCTGGCACTGTCGTAGCTCAGCAATACGTTCCCGTAGTGCTGGCTGTCGGCGACGAAGTAATCAAGGCAACCGTTAAAGTCGCTACCAGTCTTACGGCTGGTGCGAAGGTTCTCTTCATTATCGCTTACAAGTCCCGCTAATAAATTGGGGGTGTCTAGGGGTAGACATCTCCGAGCTGGGTAGCGTATCATAGGGAAGCCGTAGGTTCGTGTTTGCACGGCCTACGGCTTTTCTCTTCAATTTCTTTATGGCATCAAAACTCGACATCGCAAATTTCGCTTTAGCTGAAGTAGCACAGATCAGGATTACCGATCTGCTTGAAGACAACGAGCCAGCACGCTTGTGCAATCTGCACATTGATCAAGCGATCCGCGAAGTATTGCGCGAGGGTATGTGGAAGAGTGCAAGGTCGTCTGCTGAGCTTGCCGAGATCGGCACTGCTCCAGACTTTGGTTGGCTAAAGTCTTTTCAATTGCCTAACGACTATGTTCGTATGGTTAGCTTCAACGATGTAGACCCAGACAATGTTCGCGAAGAATTGTTTGAGTTGCGCGGTGACCAATTGTTTACGGATGAAACATCGGCATCAATTGTCTATGTTCGCGATCTGACCATTGTTGATGGCGACATCAATGCAATGGGGCCATTGCTTACAAAAGCATGTGTATTAAATCTCGCAGTTAAGTTGTCTTGGCCTCTTCAGCAGAGCCGAGTCTTGCAGGAAGTTCTTCTGTCTCGTTACGAGCAGGCTATTCGCAAAACTAAATCTGCTGACTCACGGGAGGAGTTTCGTCCTCTTGTTAATAGAACGAGTTCTTCAGCTTGGGTATCTAGCCGCTACACTTCAACCAACGGATAACAATGGCCGTCCACAGATGGTTTAATAACTTCACTGCCGGTGAGCTT